ATGACGAGAAAATACGCATTCTACAATGATAATTTTGATTATTCCAGACTGCGCACTACTTTGGCACAGTTCACGATTATCTTTAAAAATTTTGGCAAAAATCAGTCGGGAATGGTTTTCACTGCAAATTTGCGTCGACACGAATATTTTTTCTGGCGAATAATCTCCTCCTTAATCGATTATTTGCTACCTTTGGGATAGTAATAGGACTTTAAATTTTTCACACCGCAGTATACAAGAAGATACATTCGCCGCCAAGTGATACAAGCTCACATTCCTAGGGATAGTGGGCTTTAATTTTGTCAAATCACTTCGTATCACTAACAGAATAATATATTACTAATGAACAATATACAAGAATGCCGTTTCATGAGAACGGCAATGGCTGACAGTACTATAAACTCTACAGACGATGAACTGAAAGCTCAATACTCCGAATTCACGCTTCTATTGGCGGGTTTTCTATACAGCAACAGTGGATATCTGAAGATTGACAGCGAGCTTAACGACCTGCTCTTTATCTTGACCTACCTGAAAGGCAAAAAAAAATGACGCTTTAGATTTCTATCGCAAGCGTGCAGCCGGCATAGTCCACACTGCCATTGCACAAAACGAAAAACGAATTTCCTGTCCAGAACTATTCACTTCTCTTTTGCCGGAAGGAAATTACGACCTGCACTGGACCTCAAACACCCGCGATCTTCTTGAACTGATTGATGCCATCTACCAGATGGGCATCATCCGTGATTCACAGGGAAAGACTGTGAGCTTTCACACACTCGTTGCAGCAGCTTCCGACGTTTTGCACATTCAGGCAAACAAATACGAGTATAAAGAACGGGCTGAGATAGCTAATCGCAACGATCCAGTCGTATTCATCTACAAACTCGCAGAAGCTCTATCTGACAAGGAACATCGCAAAAAGTAACAATTATTTCGCTGTACCTACACTGTAGCTCCATTGATTCGCTCTCATCAACCGGCGACATTTGCACCTGAAACAGATGACAGAACAATGGATCTTACAAAATCACTTTCAGAGATACAGCGATGTATTGTGAGTCTTCAGACTGAGCTCGATCAGTTGAAGCTTCTTGACGGAAACCTCGCCAAGACGATCTTGCTGTCGCGTCAGGAGGCTGCGGACTTCATGGGTGTATCGCTCCGGCAATGCGACCGATGTTGCAGAAAATATGGTATTCCAAAGTTCAATACCGTAGAAGGGGTAAAGATTCGTCGCACCGATCTAATGATCTACATGGGCCTTGTCAGAGAGCCTATTGGCGAAGCTATGCCGTCAGTCAAAGAGCCTGAGGAGACGAAACGGTATTCTGAGTTTGAAAAGATTCTTGAAAGAAACAAGAGATGAACTATCTAACCGAAATAAGGCTCTTCTACGACAAATTGCCGTCGTTCCAACTCACATCCTCGGATATCGCTCTGTGGCATGGTCTTATGAACATATTCAATCGTGCCGGCTGGCCGCAGGATCTGAGCATCTCGCCATCAGAGATTCAGGCATGCACCTGCATTTCCAAGACGGGTATTTTTCGATGCCGGCAGAATCTGTCCAAAGCTGGGCTCATCGAGTTCCTTCCGCAGAAAGGTTGTCGCTGCGGTATCTATCGAATCATGCCCTTATCACTGTCCATTGCGATCCAGATAGGAACGCAAGCATTCCAAATAGAAACGCTACCGGTCCACAGTGGAACGCAAGCATTCCATAGTGGAACACAAAATGACAGTGAGAATGAATTTGCGTTCCAAATAGGTTCTCAAAGTGGAACACAAACTGAGTCCACTCCTATTATAGAGAATAAACTAAACAATAATATATCTCTTAAAGAAAAAGATAAGAAAAAGAAGTTTAGTTGGAGAGTGTGGATTTCGACTATCGACCGGAAGTGGCAGCCAGTAATGGAGCAATGGCTCGAATATAAATCTGAGCGCAAAGAAGATTATTCCGGCGAGATGTCACTTTCAAAACTACTCACCCGACTTCGCAATCTCTCCGGCGACAATCCCGCGACGGCTCAGCAAATCATCGACCGCAGTATCGTCAACAGCTGGAAGGGACTATTCCCGCTTGACGGTGGCTATCAGGCCCAGAAAGCGCCACAACAAGGCCAGCATATCGGCCAAATTATGCAGCCATCGACAGAAGCCGATCGCAATTCAGTACTCGATAATTTCAGAAATAAAATCAGCAATAAAAAACAATAATCACTATGTTACAATCAGTTAAAGACGCAATCAACTCATTCGGCATTTATAGCCCTTTTATGCACAGAGAGCTTCGCAGCTTCAGTTGGGGCAACAAGGAGACTTGCCGGCAGATCTTTCGGGAGATCTTCACTTTCGTTGACCAGACTATCGCGGAGTTCGAATTCATCCCCGAATACGAAGAGATAATAAATTGGATGACAGATACCAAGGGCAAAGGACTCCTGCTCATGGGGTCGTGTGGCAGGGGCAAGAGCATCATCATCAACGGTCTGGTACCGATTCTGATGAAGATGAAAGACAGAACAGTCCACCCAATCCATGCCCAGAACTTCTATTTCGCTCCACTGTTCTCTACCGGCAACTGGGCCTGTCCATCGTGTTTGGAATACCTTCTTCGCACCGGCTGTCCCATCATCGACGAACTCGGCGTGGAAGGACTCAAGAACGACTACGGCGAGAAGACCGAGGGGTTCAACCTTATCATCAACAATGCCGAGGTGACATGTAAGCCGGTGTTCGTCAGCACCAACCTCAATGATGCTCAGATCATCAATCGCTATGGCGAGAGGACTCTGGACCGTCTCGGCCACCTATGCCGCATCGTCACATTCTCTGGACCAAGTTTAAGAAAATAAAACCGCTATGACACAGAAGAGTGAATACGCCAACGAAGATATCTATTACTTTAACGAGGAGACGAACCGATTCATGAAGTACCGGCGAGTTGTGTTCCGTCTTAATGACGGCAGGTGCAAGTATGCTACTCACAAGGGTGAGATTCTCCTCTGGGAGCAGTGCGAGATTCAGGCGCTCAGAGAGAACATCCGTCGCTTTGGTAGTCCCTGCTTTTCGAACGATTTCAAGGTCTACGCTTCCCATCTTGCCGAGTATCGCGAACGGTGCCCGACCGGCAGTTTCATCCGAGTATCCGGTATCTATACTGAGGTCTTGGGATCTCCGATTAATCCAGAAGCAATTATCTAATGCTATGCCGACAATAAAGAAACATACCAGCCGGCCATGGCTCTCGGAAAAGAAACCCTTTGAAGGTTTTGTTCATCACAACACCGCCTTCTATCAGAGCACGCAGTGGCGACGACTAAGGGCATTGAAGCTCTCCGAGCAGCCACTGTGCGAGGAGTGCCTTCGCGCAGGTAAAACAACATCGGCCCAGATGGTGGACCACATCGTGCCAATCAACAAAGGCGGAGCAGCGCTGGACATGGATAACCTTCAGTCACTATGCAACGCCTGCCATGCCCGAAAGAGCGCAGCAGACAAATAAAAAAATGCAAATGGAAGCCGCTAACAAATAAACATCAAATGGTTGCAAGCAAAAGATGTATCTTCTAATAAGGCAGCTTCCAAGCAAAAAGAAAACGAATATGAGAACAACACTATCACTCACTCAGATTGTCGATCAGTGGCTCGCGGAGGCAGACGCCCTGCCCTCCACCAAGGATGACTATCGCCGTAAGATTGGGCTCTGGTTCCGGTGGCTTAGTTCTCGCAAGGTCGATCCTCGCGAGCCGCAGCGAATAGACATCATCGACTACAAACGCTACCTGATGGGCATCGGCAAGAGTGCCTTTACCTACAACGGGTATATCACTGTTGTCAAGCTCTTTTACAGCTTCTGCGATGAACACCACTACTACGACAACATTGGTCTTGGCATCAAGAGCAGCTTCAAGATGAAGCAATACTACAAGCGCCCACTTAGCGCTGAGCAGAGCTCGGCACTTCTTAGCAGCATAGATTCTTCTACCACGATTGGCAAACGCGACAAGCTAATAATCTTTCTGATGCTCACCAATGGACTGCGCACTTGCGAGGTGCAGAGAATCAATGTCGAGGACTTCGACAAGATTAACGATGCTCCGGTTCTTCATATCCAACGCAAGGGGCATACCGATAAGCACGATATTGTAGTGCTGGCCGACGAGGCTGTGGACTTACTAGAGGACTACCTCTCAGGCAGAGAGTTCACCGATGGTGATCCGCTGTTCATCAGCCACATGAAAGGCAGAGAAAATAGTAGAATCAACAAGGGCACTATCGGGACAATCATCAAACGGCGGCTTCGAGCGATTGGCATTAACGAGAAAGACATCACCGCGCACTCTCTCCGGCACACCTGCGCCAGTCTGATGATTGAGCAGGGATTGGATCCACAGCTGGTGCAGGATATGCTTGGACACAGCAATGCTTCCACAACCAAACTTTATACGATGATGGCTCGCAACGAGAGACTCTTTGAGCACCGGCCAAGCCGGCTTCTCTCGTCGATAGTGATGAATAAGCCCAAGAAATGAACCGGAAATAAAAAGCAGTCGTATGATGAGGAAATTAATACGTCATTTTTTAAAGCCACATTGTGGCTGTTATCAAACAGTTGCGAGTGGTCGCATTAAGTGTGGTTTTGGGGTACTGATGGTGCCATTAAGTACCTCGGAATAATGCGACCAGTGGTCTACATGGGGTCAGTGTTCATACGACCACTCTGGCTTATCTGGCCGATGGGAAGGGGCTCATTTTCCTTCAGAGGTCTCGAAAGTTAATCGCCCCCTTGGTCTTGAACACGCACGTGCAAAATTGACAAAAATAGATTTTTATGAAAGGACGTAAGAAAATATCAAATAATCAGAAGGCGCTTCGTGGTACCGACCAGCCTTGCAGAATGGATCCGCAGGTGCCAGCGCTGGGACCAACAAATACGCTTCCGGCGCTACCGAAGTCTTCCCTGAAAGGAACAGCCAAGAAGCTCTACTCCATTCTTGGCACCGAGATGCTCTGCAACAATATGCTGGATGTGGCCTCACTTGATCTGCTGGTAGCCTATTGCAGAGAGATGGCCTTGTACAACGATATGATGAAGGAGGTCGAGAAGGAAGGTGTGACCGTCGAGGTGGAAACAAAGTCCGGAACAATCATCCAGATTAATCCCAAACGCAAAGTGGCCGAAGGTGCGCTGGCGAATGCCCAGCGACTGGCTTCTGAGTTTGGGCTCTCGCCGGCAAGTCGCGGGAGGGTGGCTGCTCTGCTGTCAGGCAATACTCCAAAGGACGACTTCGCTGATTTTGAAATTGTAGATATCCAAGAGCCATGACAAAGAAGATATATCCAGCAGAACTCTATGCCCAGCAGGTGCGGGACCACGATATTCTAACTTGTGAGTTCGTCCAGCTGGCAGTCGAGAGGTACTATCAAGACATCGATGCAGCTTTAGATCGTGGTTGGGTGTTCGATAAGAAAGCGGCCATGAGAGCAATCGGCTTCATTGAGAAACTTAAACACACCAAGGGTAAATGGTCCGGACAACGGTTTCTTCTAGAACCATGGCAGCAGTTCGTGCTCTGGAATATCTTCGGCTGGAAGAACGCTGACGGCACACGCCGCTTCCGCTATGCTTATATCGAGATAGCCCGCAAGAATGGCAAGACAGCCCTCTCTGCCGGCATTGGTCTTTACATGCTCTTTGCTGACGGGGAGGCAAGACCGGAGGTCTACTCTGCTGCGACCGTAAAGGATCAGGCGAAGATATGCTTTGCCGATGCTGTGGAGATAGTCAAAGCCACAGATCTGAAGAACTATCTTCATCCTTACCGCAACTCGATAGTCTATGAACTCAAGGGAGGAATGATGAAGCCTCTCTCGTCCGACTACGGAACACACGACGGACTCAACCCTTCGTGCGGAATCATAGATGAGTTCCATGCGCACAAAGATTCGGGAATGTTCGATGTAATCAAATCAGCATTCGGAGCTCGCCGCCAGCCGCTGATGTTCATCATCACCACAGCCGGCTTTAACAAATCCGGAGCGTGCTATGCTTATCGCGATAATGTCATCAAGATTCTGCGTGGAGTGAATCACGACGACTCGCTATTCGGCATTATCTATACTCTCGATAGCAACGAAGAGTGGGACAACCCCAAGATGTGGATAAAGTCCAATCCGAATCTCGGCGTATCACTCTCCGCCGACTATCTTGCCGATCAGGTGATGGATGCCAAGAATCGACCGGAGGCAGTCCGCAATGTGATGACAAAGAATGTGAATCTGTGGGTGGATGCCGAGAAGACATGGATTCTCGACAAGGCTTGGATGCAGTGCTGTGGTTCTTTATTTCCACAGAGTCTGCATGGTTGCGAGTGTTGGGGCGGGCTGGATCTCTCGAACGTGTCCGACATCACCGCTTATGTGCTTATCTTCCATGAGAACGACCGATTCCAGTTATTGCCATTGTTCTGGATTCCGAAGGAGAAGATGATGGAGAAGATACGAAAGGAGAATATCAACTACGACAGCTGGGTGGCTGGAGGGTATGTAAAAGTTACTGAGGGCAATGTCATCGATTACGATTTTGTCAAGACTGATATTCTCAGGTTTGTCGCCGACTATAACCTCAAGACATCGGCATACGACCGTTGGAACTCATCCCAGACCATTATCGACCTTCAGAACGAAGGTATGATATTCAACCCTTTCGGGCAGGGTTACGGCTCGATGTCAGCACCGACTAAAGAGTTCGAGAAGCTGGTGCTCACCGGAAAAGTCGAGCACTTCGGCAATCCGGTCCTTCGCTGGATGTTGGCTTCGACCGTCATCAAGAGTGATCCTGCCGGAAACATCAAACCCGATAAGGAAAAGTCAACCCAGAAGATCGACGGCATCGTCGCCTCTATCATGGCACTTGGCGAATGGATGACATCGCAGGCCGAGCAGGAGACCGATCCATACAACCAGCGCGGAATGCTAAAACTATGATTATATGGCAAACAACAGAAAACTTTATACCAAACAGCAGATATCTGATCGCGATGACATCGAGAAGGAATTGAGTTCAATACCAATTCAACATCCTTTAGTTGCCAAAATTACCTCCGCAAAAGGGTTCGCTTCATATTATGTGCGAATGAAAGACCTGTATAATACTCATGCTGATGCTTACGAACGATTGGAAGAATATCATTATGCGATTACAGGCCATAGGCGCTATTCAGAATATGATAGTTTTCGGGTTGTCTTTAAAAAAAACGAAGAAAATAAATAATTGTAAAGAAAAAAGAATACATTTGTACTATGGATAAGTATGGACAAATAGAGATTCATATTGTCGGATCAAAAGGCAATAACCAACTAACTCCTGATAACTTTGATATTAAGGAGATTAGGTCGCTTTTAGATGGAATCGAAGACATGCTCTATCCCAGCAATAAAAAAGACCGCCCTGATATTACATATAGCATCGAATCTGGTTCTGTTATGAATAGGTTTAAAACAAGCCTGCAAGCAGTAGTAACATTCTCGGCGGTGATGACGATGGTTAGCAAAACCGGATCTATTGATGGTTTGGAATTACCTACAGCAAGAGCAATTGAAAACATTCAGAGTATTGCAAGAAGTTCAAATTACACTTTTGATTTTAAGACTTCTGAGAATCCAACTGTTATCCTTACTATATCCCCTGATACAAACTATCAGAGAACAACTGATCTCTGGATTGATGCAGAATTCTATTTCTATGGGATGTTGACAAATGCTGGTGGAAAAGACAAATCCAACATCCATTTAGACACAGACGTAGGTTCCCTAATCATAAACGTAGAAAAAGATTTTCTTAAAAAAGAAGAGAAGAATCTGCTTTACAAAGAATATGGGGTAAGGGCCATTGGTAAGCAAAATGTTGAAACAGGAGAAATAGATAAATCTAATCTAACATTACTTGAACTTATCGACTATACTCCGACTTATAATGACGAGTACATCAAAGGGCTCATTTCTAAAGTCGGTGATAAGTTTAAGGGGTTGGATATAGATACTTGGATCTCAGAAATACGAGGAGACTATGGCAAATAAACAAACATATGGAGTATTGCTAGACACAAGCTTTCTTATTAGATTATTAAGCGTAAGTGATCCACTGCATGGAAACGCATTGGATTACTATAAGTATTTTTTGGATAATAGTATCGCTATGTATGTGTCTACAATCTCAATATCCGAGTATTGCGTTAAAGGTGAGGTGTCCGAATTGCCATTAGTTTCTATGAAAATCATTCCTTTCAATTTTCATCATGCTACAAAAGCCGGAAAAATAGCTTGTGCTCTATATAAAGCGCGTAATAATGGAGATTTTCCAGTTAAAGACAGACTAATTATTCCTAACGATTCTAATCTTTTTGCTCAAGCAACTATCGAGAATGATATAAAATATTTTGTTACATCTGATGTTAAGGCTGCTGATGTCATTAAAAAGATTTCAGAACGAGAACCTATCTCGTTTAATCATTTAGATATTAATATACCATGCAACTCTAGTTTCGGCAAATTATTCTAACGAAACATTGTTTCACAATAGTATTCTAACGCCGTATTAAATTTGCACAATTTAATACGGCGATTTTTATCAAGGAAGATCGCCAATATGTTTTCAAATCATGAGACGATCCAAGAAACTGCCACCGGACTATCTATCGAAGCGTCAACGCCTTCTCGCTCCACTGCGCGATGCCGCTGCTATGGACTCGGCCGCGAGAGAGGTGATAACCAAGGAGGGATTTATCCGTTATTTCCTCGCCTTGCAGCCATATTACCAGACTAACGAGCAGGCATATGAGGCTGTCGAGAGCGAGCACCTGCGCATCACCGGCCAGCGCAAGTATGCCGAGTATATATCTTTCAAGAATGTTGTGTCAAAACATTTCCCCAAGTAAACGAAGTTGCCTTTTTGGGGCCTGATGCTGTGTTAAGTTTGTCGCTGTTAAACATCAACAACGGTGGCAAACTGGCTTTCAAGAATATCTTCTCTATTCTCTTCTTCCGAGAAGCGGTCGGGCTCTTCTGCAGAGTTCGAGTCCGCAGTGAATGCGGCGCTTCTCGGCGCCACCGTTTCTGATAATACATCGCTTCCGGTCATCACTCCGGAAGGAGCATTGAACCTCTCAGCGGTATGGGCCTGCGTGAGGATACTCTCAGACACTGTCGGCACTCTTCCCATTCATCTTTTCAGACGTGATGGCGAAGACCGCATTCCTGCCTCTGATCACCCACTTCGCTCACTTCTTGCTAAGCCTAACAGCTACACCAACAAGTTCTATCTCATTCAGCACCTTATGGTCGGATGCGCCCTATGGGGCAACGGTTATGTGCGCATATTCAGAGACAAGAACTTCCGTCCTGAGCGGCTTCAACTTCTAAAACCCTACGACTGCACTCCCTACCTCAATGACCGCACTGAGGAGCTCTTCTACCGCACCAAGTACGGTGAGATGGTCCCTGCATATGACATGATTCATCTGCGAGGCCTCTCTTCAAACGGTTACGAGGGGCTAAGTCCTATCGCTGTCCATAGGGAGAACCTGCAACTCACCGAGGCAGCACAGCGCTATGGAGTGAAGTTCTTTAACCAAGGTGGTAATATGTCCGGCGTATTCAAGTACCCGTCGGTTCTCAAACCGGAGTCCTACGAGCGTCTCAAACGCGACCTTCTGGCCCAGAGCACCGGAATGCATAATGCGCACACGCCACTACTTCTGGAAGGAGGCATGACCTACGAGCGCATCTCTATCCCGCCGGACGATGCTCAGTTTATAGCAACGCGCAAGTTCCAAAAGACTGAGATTGCCACCATCTACGGAGTACCTCCTCACATGATTGCCGACCTTGAGCGAGCCACGAACAACAACATCGAGCAGCAGGCCATGGAGTTCGTCCAGTACTGCCTTCTCCCGTACATCATCAAGCTCGAAGAGGAGTTTAACCGCAAGCTCCTACGTGAGGACGAGTTCGACAGCCTCTTCTTCAAATTCAACGTCAATGGTCTTCTCAGGGCAGATGTCAAGTCACGAGGCGAATGGGTGTACAAGCTCTACCTCATTGGGGCCATCACCGCCAACGAGGTCCGTCACTGGGAAGAGCTGAACTCCTACAGTGGTGGCGATGTCTTCTTCCGTCAGGCGAATATGCTGCCGGTCAATGAACTCACCAATATGCTCACCTCGGCCCAAGGCACCACAAATGATAATCTGCTAAAACCATCAAACGATGACAACGAATAAAAACAATCCCTCCAACTGTTCCATAGAGCTGCGCTGTGAAGCCACAGAAATATGCATCAGAAAGCTCGCCGAGGGTAACGAGAAAGACGCTGAAAGTCGCACTATCGAGGGCTATGCAGCTAAGTTCGACCGCTGGAGTGAGCCCATTGGTGGCTGGTTCAAAGAACGGATCCAACGCGGAGCCTTCGATGGCACCGATATGAAAGACGTGGTGATGTGCTTTAACCACGATTTGAATTCTATCCTTGCCCGCACCTTAAGCAAGACTCTCTCTCTGAGCGCCGATGAGACTGGCCTTCACTTCAGTTTCGAAGCGCCGCATACCTCGCTGGGAGATGATATGCTTGAGCTTGTAAGGCGAGGCGACATCAGTAAGTGCAGCTTTGCCTTCATCGTGGACCGCGACGAGTGGCTCTATGCCGACAAGAAAAACGCGATGGAATATGACGAGCGCACCATCCTTCATGTAGCACAGTTGCGCGATGTCTCGCTGGTTGTATTTCCTGCCTACAAAGACACCGAGGCCGGCATCCGTTCACTCGAAGAGAGAAAAGCCGAATTCCTAAAACAACATAACGATGAGAACGCAAACGATCGGAAAGAAAATCAAGATAACGTGGCTGTGGACTCTTCGACGGGTAATCCTGCCACTGACCAAGACACACCTACGAGCGCTGGAGTGGTTCAAAGCGAGAGTCGAAGACGTCTTGCAGCGCAACTGCGACTAAAAGAGAGAATCAATCACGACAATTAATCCTATCAACACATTTTACCCATGAGCAAAATCAAAGAACTAAAAGAGAAACGCGCCTCGGTCTTTGCCAAGATCGACGAGCTGCGAAGCGCCGCAGATGGCCGAAGCATGAATGCCGAGGAGCAGCAGCGCTGGGACACACTCCTTGCCGAGTACAGCTCCGTCGACAAAGAGGTCGAAGCCGAAGAGCGCTACGAGCAGATCCAAAAACGTCAGGCCGAGCAGCAATATGCCGCGCAGCGACAGAATGCCACTTCCGCCGGTGATGACAGTCATCATGACGAGGAGTACCGCGCCGCCTTTGCCGATTATCTTATCAACGGAGCACAGGGCCTTAAGCCTGAGAGCCGCGCAGTCATTGAACAGCGAGACTCAGCCTCTGGCCTGAGCGGCGGAGTAATCATCCCGAAGTCGCTCTCCAGTGAGATCGAGATAGCACTGAAAGCCTATGGCGGTATGTTCGAGGCAGCAAGCATCATCTCTACCTCTAAGGGAGGAGACCTGATCCTGCCGACCATCAATGACACCTCAGCCAAGGCTACCATCGTGGCCGAGTATAACCAGAACACGCGCAGAGCTCCTTCGTTCAGTTCTGTCACCCTGAAGGCATACACTTACCGCACACCAATCATTCCTGTATCGCTGGAGCTCTTGCAGGATAGCGCTTTCAACCTTGACTCACTCCTGAGCGGATTGCTTTCAGAGAGCTTTGGAAGAGGCATCAACGAGCACCTCACTACCGGTGACGGATCGGGCAAACCGACCGGCATCGTTGGAGCTGCTACAGCCTGCACAGACACTGCCGCCGCTTCGGCCATCTCGCTGGACAACATCATCGACCTTATCAAGAGTGTCGACAGCTCCTACGCACGTAACGGGCGCTTCATGTTCAATCGCAATACCCTCTATGCTCTTGCCAAGATCAAGGACCAGCAGGGACGTTACATCTGGCAACAGAGTGCTCAGGTCGGTCAGGCTGCAACACTCTTCGGGAAGAACTATGTCATCAACGATGACATGGCCGACATCGGGCCGGAAAACGCATCTGTACTCTTCGGCGATTTGAGTAAGTACAAGATCCGTACGGTAAGCAGCTTCAAGGTGGTTCGTCTGAACGAACTGCTGGCCGAGTACCTCTCCATTGGTCTGTTCGGCTTCGCAAGAGCTGACGGCAACCTCATTGATGCCGGAACTCATCCGGTTAAGAAACTGGTTCATGCCGCTGAATAAACTTTCTTAACCTTCTTTCAATGCCTCAAGAGCTCCCAATATCACTCGCGCAAGCCAAGGCCCACCTTCGGGTAGGTGACGACACGTCACAAGACTCACTCATCGAGGAGTATCTCGCAATGGCCTTCGGCATAGCCGAGGACGTGACTAACCGTAGCCTCAGAGAAGAGTTTAGTTCTGCCACTCTTCCTGCCGCCATTCGGGCTGCCGTCCTAATGATATTGGGGACTCTTTTTGACAACGAGAGCGATACTCTTGTCGGGAGAAGCGTTGCACAAATTCCGCTGACGGCCGAGAAGCTCCTGCTTCCTTGGCGCATTCATCCATATTCAAATCCAGAAAATTCTGACACCAATGTTTGACCACCACATCGAGATACTCCGCTATGAGCAGGTGCGCGACGCCTACAACGATCGCAGCAAGGTCCTCACTCATGTGGCTACCTGCTATGCTCAGCGCACTGAATCGGGCGGCAAGGAGAACATCTATGCCGGCCGCATCGTTCATGAGAACGAGGTGGTCTACTCCATACGCTATCGGAAAGGTATCTCTGCCGGAATGGTCGTGCTGGATGAAGGACGGAGACTTCGCATCACCGCTACCCAAGAGGAAGGACGACGCTGGAGGCTGCATATACGTGCTACTAAAACAGATTCAGGAGAGAGCCATGTTGAAGATTAATGTGGAAGGCTACGCCGAAGCGAAGGCCATCATTGACCAGTTGCCAAACAACATGCAAAAGCGCATGCTACTTGCGGCCTTGCGTCTGAGCTCCAAGCGGATGCTGTCAAGCGCCAAGAGCAAGGTGCCGGTCAGAAGCGGCGAGCTTCGAAGACAGCTGAAGATTGTCCGCTTTCGCGACAAGACAGCTCCACGAAGCGAGGTTGATGTGGCCGTAAAGCCGGTATTCAGCCGCACACGAAAGAAAGGTGCCGTCAATCAGTACTACGGCAAGTTCATCCACGAAGGGACCGTCAACCCGCGCACAAGTCGACGTAAAGGTAGTCTATTGGTGTTTCGCGGCAGAGACGGGAAGATGGTCTTCGCACGGACAGTAAAGGGCATAAAGCCAACACCGTTCTTGGAAGATGCCTATCGCGAGAACTCCGAAAACGTTGTCACATCCTTTGGCGATAACCTCGCTACTGCGGTTGAGAAATATATTGACAAGAACTTCAAACCAAAAGACAAATGAGCCAAGAGAACGACTATCAAGATTTCAAGATAACCATCATTCGGCTTCTCGAAGACGGAATTCCGGAACTACGAGGCAAGATACAGGCTGGAGCCGTCGACAGCAACACCGCTGTCCCCTTTGCCGCTTTCACTGTCCCCAACGAGGAACCTGTAAGGACCAAGGACGGTATTGCCGGATACAACGTCTCCTTCGAAGTGTCGGTCTATGCCGGCAAGTTCTCCGAAGCGGAGCAGCTGCGTCACAAGGTGATCCATGCTCTGGAGGGAGCTGACCTTGGCTTGGGACAAAGGTCACTCTATAAGGGCGGCAACACCGACTACTTCCCAGACTATGACCTGCATGGAGCAATACTCACATTCAAGATATTACTAATGGACTAAATAACAAACAGATAATACAACAATGCCAAATCAAAACAAAACCATCGTTCAGGGTGAGGATATCATTATCACCCTCGACGGCAAGCCGACACTTCACGCCACAACACACTCCTTGAAGTTGGATCTGGAGATGAAAGACATCCGCACCAAGGATACCAACGGCAAGGAGAAGTACCCATCCGACCTCTCATGGAGCGTTGATGGAGATGGTCTGGTGGTCATCGATCCGGTGCTTGCCGCCTCGCATCACTCGCCAGAGGATATCATCGGACTCGTTCTCTCGAAGGCTCTCGTCGGAGTGATACTCTCTTCGCCGGTGGCCGGAAAGGGACTCTCGAAGAACTATACCGGAAATGGTTACATCAACTCCTTCTCGCTGAGTGCTCCGGCTGGCGACAACGCCACGTACAACTACTCGATTACTGGCAGCGGCAACCTTGCCGAAGCTGCTGCCCCAACGAATAATGAAGAATAGCAACGCCTATGACAGAGATTCAATACAAGGGTAAAAACTACCCGATACACTTCGGCCTTCGTGCCATCAATCAATTTGCCAAGCAGACAGGCAGTAACTTCAACGATGTGGTTACTGCAGCCGATGCCGTCTCAACGCTCGATGCCCTCGTATCACTCGGCACAATTGGTCTCAATGAAGGGGCCAAGCGAGCCGGTATGGAGGATAGATACTCCGAAGAGGAGATCTGGGAATGGTGCGACGAGCAGCCTCGGCTGATACTCGACATTGCCGACATCTTCATCGAGAGTATCAAGCCGCTATCCGAGAAACTTGATGGTCTCATCCCAAAGGTCTAATGCCCGACTCCGACAATGATGGTCAGCCACAAACGATAACCTACGAGAAGTGGTTCGCCATTGGAGTCGGGCAGATGGGCCTGCGTCCCTGCGATTTCGAGGCTCTGACAGTGGCAGAGTTCTATTACGCCTACATGGGTTTCTCCGCTCAGCACTATCAACAGATTAGGGATACTTGGGAAAGGATCAGATGGCAGACGTGGGTTCTGACAAGCATTCAGTTGGAGCGCAAAGACCGCAAGAGCATGACGGAGATGTTCCCAATGCCTTGGGATAATACCGCCGCCTCTCCAAAGGGCGCACAAATATCAATGAAAGAGCGTCAAGAACGCATTAAACGAATAATGGAATGTGTCAACACTCAACAATAATAATCTTTTCTCTCTGTTTTGCCTGCTTCTTCTGTTTCTGCTCCTGCTCGCCGCTTCATTATGTAGCGAGCACCCAGCAGAGAGATTCACTGGTGCAACAAAGCAGCACTCACTATATTCGGGACACTGTCGTTCAGGTGGTCGACAAGATCATCACGCAGACCGTTATAGAGTATTATCCTCTTCGCGATACTGTCTATATCGAGCGAGAGGCCCTCCCCACTGTGCCGCAGCTGGTAAAGTCAGTAACCCAAACCAAGATCGCCACAAAGGCCCACACGGAGGCCGCATCTGAGAGTGCGGTCAAAGACACGACCTCAGTCAATTGCAGCGAACAAAGCCAGCTTACAAGCCAAGAAACTGAAAAGACAGTCCAAGCAAAGTCGGTATCGCATTCATTCATGTGGATAACGCTCTCGCTACTGACTATCCTGCTAATAATCATTGTACTCAAAATCAGATAACATATGCCACCTCTTCACAAGACGCCAATATCCTACTACGGAGGGAAACAATCTATTCTTAAACATATCCTGCCGCTCATCCCCAAGCACACTCTCTACACCGAGCCTTTCTGCGGAGGCTGTGCTGTCCTCTTTGCCATTGAACCCGCCGAGTGCGAGGTTATCAACGACACCAATGCCGAGCTGATAAACTTCTACAGCATCGCCAAGAACAAATACCCAGAACTCAAGGCACTCATCGATGCCACTACACACAGCCGCGAGATACACGCTCACGCGCGGCATATCAACTCTCATCCTGAGTTCTTCTCCCCTGTCGAGCGGGCATGGGCCGTCTGGGTGTGCACCAAGCTCGGATTCGCCTCGATGATTGACGGGACATTCGGCTACGATCGTAGCGGAACAACGACAAAGAAGCTGCGCAACTCCAAGGACGAGTTTACAGATGAGCTGTGCGCTCGACTCGACAACGTGACTATCGAATGCGAGAATGGCATTCATCTGATAAAGCGCTACGACACAGAAGATGCGTTTCATTTCGTGGATCCGCCCTACGTCGGGACCGACTGCGGTCACTATAACGACTGCTTCAACGAGGAGGACTTCGCAAACCTCTTGAAGGTGCTCTCGGAGGTCAAAGGGAAATTCATGCTCACAATGTTCCCGCACCCGTTAATCAAAGAATATATCGAACGTTTCGGGTGGACGCTTCACACATTGGAGCGCACCATCACAGCCTCCAAGACATCGCGCCGCCGGCAAGAAGAGTGGATCGTTACGAACTATTAGTCCCAAGATACCAAAACGGCCTTAGAAGTGTCTGGAACAGCGAAATAAGTCGAAAATAAAGTCGAATTAACTTGCGTGTTCCAGATAGTGATGCCACCTTTGTCATGCGTTAAGGAACACGCCTAACACGCTTATTACAAAGTAATTAACAAACAAAAAACAACGAGTTATGACACGCAAAGAGAACCTCCTTATCACTATTTACGAATTAAGGAACAGTCTTTCAGAAATCAACGGAAAAGAGACTACCGACATCGCCGAATTCTCAAAGAGCTACCGATTCCGCGAAGAGGCAAAGCGCTGGAAAGAATACGAGCTCAAAGAGCGCATCGAGATGCTTCAGAAGGAGCTGGGCAGGGCCAAAGCGAAGAAGGAAGTAGACGCCAAGAAAGAGGTGTACATCCGCACCGAAGAGGGCAAAGCAGCCTTCGAAGCTAAGACGGCCAAGAAAGAGGAGCTGGAAAAGGCCTACGACAGCCTTGAAGCGGTGACCAGATACACTATCGAGAAGAGCATCAAGCAGACCATCGGCGGTCATTGGACAGTAAAGAGCTTCAGCGATACATCAATGAAAATCGGAATCTTGGGCGAGGACGGCAAAGCAATCTTCGGTCAGGATGCTGACATCTACTTCGAGCAGAAGGCTTGGGGCACTGGTGAGGAACGCTTCGAGATCAACATCGGGACCTGCGGCAGCTGCCCACTCGATGAAGGCACCAAGGCTGGAAGCTTCAGCCGCTTCTACATCGGCATCGGACAAATCTTCAGTAACGCTGAGTTCCTGAGCTGGCTTAAGGATACCCTCTTCGGATACGCTAGAGGCATCAACGACATCCGCGAGCAACTGCGCGAGATCGAGGCTTGGTTCGAGAACCCTTTCAAAGCCTAAAGAGATGATGTACGACTTAGCAATAGAACAATGGATGGACGACAAAGCTCTTTACGAAAAAGAACTTTGGTCCAACATCCGTAAGGGAGACTTCAATCCTAAGATGCTCGCAGTACTCCACACCAAAATAGACATGTGCAACCAGTTCATCGAGTTTCTCAAACGTATGGAACAGCAAGAATTAGAGCTCGATAAGCTAAACGAAGAAATTGAAAATGAATAAGACAACAAAAGATCATTGTTATGCGGTCGGGGACCACATACGCATCGGACACCTTGAAGGCGAAGATAATCGTTACGACGGACGCGAAGGAGTGATTGAGTTCATTGATGACTGCGATCAGCTCCATGGTACTTGGGGAGGCTTGGCACTCATCCCGCATGTGGACTTCTTCTCCATCATCAAATAGAATACTCAGCCGCGAAGGCTCAGTCATAACTCGTGAAAAGAGGGCTGCCGGTTTCGCCGGTGGCCCTTGTTGTTTTACCTTACGTCTACAGAACTAAAACTATATTTGCAGAGGAATGATTATCGAGTTCAAATCTTTTCGTATATTTTTAGTCGGAAAAATCATCAATTATTCCGACTAAAATAAAGGTAAGTTGCGAATGGAGAAGTGAGTTTATCGACGACTGCGACTAGCCCCATGGTACATGGGGAGGGTTGGCGCTCATTCCGCATGTAGACTCCTTCTCCATCATCAAATCGAATACTCAGCCGCGATGGCTCAGTCATAACTCGTGAAAAGAGGGCTGCCAGTTTCTGTCGGTGGCCCTTGTTGTTTACTTATTGCAAAGCCACTCCGAAGCAGGACGAATTTTAATTGTCAATCCTTGTATTTCAAGGTCTTCCCAATCATATTTTGTAATCAGAAAAAGATTGTTGCATTTTGTGGCTTTAGAGGCAAGCATCAAGCCTTTGATTTCTCTATTTCTCGTCTTGGTGGCGCTGATGTCGTAACTGACCTGATAGATTTCTTCTACAACATTTCCATTACAAACCATAAAATCTGCTTCGCCTGACTGTTCTTCGTAATAGTAGATATTTTTGGACAGAGCATGACAACGCCGCAACAACTCAATATACACGATTGTTTCCAGTCGCCAGCCGAGATTATCTCCAACAAACGCATTTTGCCTCTTGTTCATCAATGCAACATCAATCGGATAAGCTTTCTCTCCTCTAATCCTGCGGCTGCTTTTGTTTGACCATTTCCTGCACAATGAGATCAAGTATGCCTTGGCTGTATAATCGACATAGTTTTCTGCAGTATGATTGGACCTTAGAGAAAATAATTCTTGGAGTTCAGAATCAACTATCTTGACCGGCGACAGATTCAGAATGTGATTGACAAGATTCTCATATGCTGCTTTGTACTTGATTCTATGCCTCTTGACAATATCGTTGTTGATTATGTTTGACACAAGATTGTCGATATAGGCAGTGTGTCTGGATTGATCCGAAAACAGAAGCTCCGGAAACCCACCTTGTTTGAGATATGAATCAAATGCAGATATTCTGAACGCCTTTGCTTTCGTGGTATTCGATGATAAATCCACATCATTGCACCTGCAATACTCTTCAAACGAGAATGGATACAGTCTTATCTCTTCATGCCTGCCTGTAAGGTAAGTGGCAAGTTCTCCGCTAAGCAATTTTGCATTGCTGCCTGTAATCACAACATGAATTCTTTGCCTCAATAGACGGTTGACAAAGAGGTGCCAGCCATCTACATTCTGAACTTCATCAAGAAACAGATGCGAAAAATCCCCATACAATTCGTGGAGGACCAACAGTACGTTATTCAAATCTGCAGCCGTAAGCTCAGCAAAGCGTTCGTCATCAAAATTGACATAAGCATACTTGACTCCCGATTGAGATAACACATTGTAACATAGAGTTGACTTTCCACTTCTTCGAACTCCTATCACCACCTGAGCCAGATTGCTGTCAAGATCTAGCAGAGCCTCCTCTTGACGATGGCATAATTTAACGCCAGACAAAAGCGACAGCTCGTTTTTTTGTTCTTCGAGGACCTCCTCGATTAGCATCATATTCAACATAAGCGTGTAATCTTACTTTGACAAAGATAAGAACAATTATCATACGAACTGCTATATTTAAGTGAATATATTTCTTCCAACTGCTATATTTATAAAAAACACGTGTCGCGAACTGCTATATTTTGAAAATGCTTTTGCCAGCTCCATGGGAGGGTTGGCACTCATCCCGCACGTGGACTCCTTCTCCATCATCAAATAGAATACACAGCCGCGAAGGCTCAGCCATAACTCGTGAAAAGAGGGCTGCCGGTTTCTGCCGGCGGCCCTTGTTGTTTAATCTTCTTAAATTCTTGGTATTCTCAGTGAAAAAGGGACCACCTTGAAACCGCAACCATAAAGTTCGCTAATTTACAACATCCGCCACAAAATAAAGCACGATCTTATTGTTGCTTGTATGAGAAATTGACTAATTTTGTAAGTGCAACTACACATTGGTGGTAGCCTAAATGAGGTTCAGACTACTTGCTGATGAGGAAATGTATTTATGGGACCTCCCTCTAATAAATAAGTACCACCAATGCAAGGACACGCTATACCATTAGAAAAATTCATAGAAGGCAATAAGAATCTGCTCATCATTCCAGTGTATCAGAGAAACTACGACTGGAAGATAGATAATTGTAATCAACTCTTTAATGACATAGTCAAACTTCAAAGCAGCGGCAGAGCAAACCACTTCTTTGGTTCAATCGTCTCGTCAACAGCTGATTCTATTGGCTTTAATAGGTTAATCATCGATGGCCAGCAGCGTTTGACCACGATTTCTCTTCTACTTCTTGCTGCCATCCATGCTGCCAGACTCGGCAAATTGGCCATCAGCGACATGTGTAGAATCAACGAAGCTACCGATATCTATCTTACAGCGAGGTTCTGCTCATCGGAGCGCAAAATAAAACTGGTGCCTATTGAAAAAGATCGTGAGGCTTTCGATAAGATTTTCAAAGTCGACGTTACTTCAGACTTTATGGAGACTCTCACCGAAGGGTCGAAGGTTACGAGAAACTATCGTCACTTCCTCGATTTGCTCACAGATGAGAAATCAACAATCTCTTTTGATGGCCTGCTCGATTCGATTGGTAAGCTCCAGATAATTTCCATTGAATTAGAAGCAAATGATGAGCCTCAATTGATTTTCGAGAGTCTGAACTCCACCGGTCTTGCTCTTTCTGAGGCTGACAAGATTCGCAATTACCTGCTAATGTCCCTTTCTTCCGAGGACCAGATGCACTGCTTTAAGGATTATTGGCAGCCCATAGAGTCGAAGACTTCTGGAGACCCTACAATGTTCCTTCGTGATTATATCACTATTATCGAACAACTCCAGCGACCTGCCAAGATTGACAATCTTTACTTTGTCTGGAAAAAATACATGAGCGGAAGAGATCGTCAGCAAGAGCTTAAGTCAATGCTTGAGTATGCCGAACTGTATCGCAAAGTGGCAAAGGCAGACCTAGGCAGTCAGAAGCTGAACAAGAAGATGAACCAGCTAAATAATCTGGAAACTGACATCATCAATGTTTTCTGGATTCAGTTCTTCAAGTATGCATTCGATAATAATCTAAGCGAGGATGAGATTTGGCAGACCTTAGATGTAGTCGAAAACTATATGGCTCGGCGAATCATCTGCGCTCTTCCTTCTAATGCTCTGACACAGATCTTCTGCTCTTTGCACAAAGATGTCACGAGAAGTATTGATGAGTATCAAGCTGCAGGCAAGGTTCTTGATTCATCTTACGCAGACATTCTCACCTACCATATTATGCGTAGAGAAGGTAACCATCAGTTGCCACGAGACGCCGCATTCAAAGAATCAATCACTCGTCGTGATGCTTATCATATGCTGAAGCCCTTCCAGCGCTTCTTGTTTGAACGTCTGGAGAACTCTAATAATAAAGAGTATATCGATGTGCCAAAAGAGATGAAAGATTCTGAGGCCACAATTGAACACATCATGCCTCAGACACTTTCAAACGACTGGAAACAAATGCTCGGCGACGATTACGAGAACATTCAGGAGTTCTATCTACACACTTTCTGTAACTTGACTCTTACTGGTGTCAATACAGAATTGAGCAATCATCCTTTTATTGAAAAGAAAGAAGGCAAGGAGATTAACGGAGAGAAGTGTAATGGATACAACGCCTCGAAATATCGCCTTACAAGGGATATCGTCAACTATTCGCAATGGACTAAAACAGAGATGGATCTTCGCAATCAGACCATCGTCGACAAGTTCATGGCTCTATATCCTCTTCCATCGACAGACTTTAAGCCTTTGCCCAAGGCAGTCGATGAAGTATCACTCGAAGACGAAAGCATGAGTCCAAAGAGTCGTACACTTATGGGCTATTCTCTTTTGGGACAAAGCTTCGAGGAAAAAATCTGGGCCAATTTTTATATCAATGTTGTAAAAATTCTGCTGAGTCGCTATCCTGATGAGATGGAGCTATTGATTAACAATCACTATCTCTGGGACGAGCAGCATCACAACGATAAGTATTGCACCAAGATTCAGGATAATTTGTACTTATGGACCTCGATGGCTAATGAGACCAAGATTTGCGGCCTGCGCTACATCTTCGACACCATCGACCTTGACCAGTCTGAACTAACGATCTGCATGGAACCAAAGAAAAATTGATAACATGAAAGGTGGAAAGACACGCACATAATCCTCGATTCAGTTAAGGTTTGCCCATCCGCCAGAAATAAAATAACTCCTACCAGACACATCTGAAATTGGGTTCCGCAAACTTTCCCAAGTAAACGAAGTTGCCTTTTGTGAGATAGCCGAGGCTCTATCTTTACCCGAAAAAGGTAGGGACTATGCCATTCGGACTGAAATATTTCGCAGAGCTGCGCAGCAAGTACAAGAGTGCTTTCTGGCGGGTGGAGATTGCCCAGAGGGATTACGCTGGGCCAGCGGAACAGATGTCCTTCGACGGTAGCGATCCCCTGCAAATCACATGGGAGCAGCGCGGCGACGAGTTCTTCATACCGGTTAAAGCCTCCGAGGCCACCATCAAGATTCTATGCAAGTCCAACTTTCACTATATATCCCTCTTCACCTCCGATCCGCGTAAGTTTCGCGTGAGCATCTACCGGAACACCGTACTTTATTGGCGCGGCTATGTCGTTGCCGATCTCTATTCAGAATCTTTCACCGCTCCACCATACACAGTCTCCATCAAAGCCGTCGATGGCTTCAATCTGCTATCGAATGTGCAGTTCGTAAACTCGGACAATAGTCCACTGACTGGCAACTTGAGCCTTTGGCAATTGCTCTCCAACTGTATTAGTCTATTGGAGCTTGATGTCGACGTAGCAGATTGGATGGACCTCTATGCCGAAGGAATGAACGAAAGCGAGTCACCGCTCAGACAGGTTTTTGTCAATATGGAGCGTTTCTACTCGGTCTATGACAAGCCTACCTACCGCGATGTGTTGGAGCTATGTCTCCGGCCATTTGCCGGCCAGATCTTCCAGTCTAGCGGAGCGCTGCACATACGTCGTGCCATTTCGCTTTACAATGCCGACCGGCCACTCTCATTCTACGATGTAGGCTCCGTCTTTCCGCCCGGCTGGTTGATAACCGCAGGCGGCGACACAATTGTAGATCAGCGCGGAGAGCCGCTAATCACAACCATGAGCCGCGAGAGGATTGACTCAATGTGGCAATCCGACATCAATGTCCTCGGCGATGAGTCGACGCTGGACATCGTTCCGGCCATTAGGAGAGTGGAAGTGGATGTGACCAATAAGCTACTGAGTAATATCTTCACTCAGATAGATATCTATAACCTCAGCAAATGGCACGATCCGCAGGAGCTGCTCACCCGCTACAATGAGACAGCGCTCAAGCTCACCGGCGATAGCGAGCTCAAAGGCACCATACTCTACTTCGTGGGATGCAATGTTCAGCAAAGCGCCTACAAAATGAAGTTGAAAGTTTCCATCAACGTCTTTGCCAACAACCGCTCGGCAGGAATCGGAACGACAACTTCGTCTTCGCGACAAGAGACTCAGATCGATGTCGAATATGGTTTTAAGATTATCGGTCAAAGCGAGACCTATTACCTTGCCGACAACGGAAAATGGTCCACAACCGAAGAACATATCAAAGACACCTGCACCACTTCGGAACAGATGGACAAAGAGCTGGATGTTAACGGCTTCCCGATAAGCGGCACGCTGCAGATGTTCATCATCCAGACTTTGGTGGGGTATGCCTTTGCTCGTAATAACTACTACCAATCTGCTATCTTCAAAGATTTGGAGCTATCGCTGGACACGAATGACGACTATGAGGACTCTCTGTCTTACGCGATGAATGTGAATGCAGCCAATAACTCCGACCTATCGATCTCGCTGCCGATAGCCGACATTCCGAACATTCCCAACGACTCTCTTATCTATTCCCTCTACTTCATCGATGCGCAGAATGTGCCCACACGAATGTGGCACACCAAAGGGCAGTCTGACTATAACACACTTGTCAATCACCTGATGGCCTGTGCTCTAAAGTATATGCAGCTTCCGGCTAAGAGAATCCAAGGGGCGATGTTCACCGGAAAGCATATCGACATGAACACAGTCGTTCAGGATGAGAAGTTCCTTTCGGCCGGATTCTACATCAACTCCATCGAGTTGAGCTGCCTTGAAGACACCTATAACTCAGAGCTGGTGGAGATGCCCGACCTACTGCATCATGACCAGCCGGCCGATGGCGATGACTGCGTTCTAGTGACAAGCCTGCCATTCTCTGTTCGCGAAGTAATCCGCTGCGTCAATCTAATAGTCATGCTCAGCGAAGCCAATGACCTTTATGTCTATGACACCGTCTCTAAATCGCTACGGCTGGTCTTGGAGGGTGACGAGCTGACAAATATCTATCCGGCCGATGATTCATACGCTCTTGTCACTGCCTCGTCTATCAGGATCATTGACTACCGAGGATATACGATAAAGTCAATAGACAGAGAAGAGCTTCTTCCTGCAACATTCATGGATGGGTATATCTATGCCATCACTAAGACATACAGAAGAGGTCCCAATGGAGACTCATACACATATTATCTCTCTCGACCTTCTTATGCTTCAGTCTACGGTACTTATAGGCGTTCAAGCCGCTATTCATACTCCACGATTGACAGCGGTCCTTTCCTCTCGCTCTGCAAATCGTTCTGCTCAATTGCCATAAATACGGCAGAGAGGAGCTATCTATTCGATAAGAGGGTAAACGAGGATATGAGCCTTACAATACTTGATACCGGAACTCAAATAGTCAGCATGTCTGATTATTTTCTATGCATCAAGACCGGATCGACACTAAAAATCTACCGGAGAGACACAATAACAAAAAAGACGCTTTTAAAGAGCATTGCCTGCGATGTCACCTGCTGCGATCACACCCTTGGGGAGGTCGCTTACTCCGATGGGACACAGGTTAATATCTGGACCTACCGGACAAATAGCATCTCCTCGGTTCGGAACGTGGCTGGCAGGGCCTCGCCAGTAAGAGGGCTGATGTATATCAGCGGCTCACTTTACATCATTCGAGCAAATTCAATTCACAAGTATATACCAGCATAATAGACAATGGAACTTATAAGTATCATACTCAACGCCCTGCTTGCCAGCGGCCTGATCGGGACCTTCCTCTTTTTCAAGCCCAAACGGCGTAAGGAAAATGCAGAAGCCAAAGACAAGGAGCTCAAGAACACCGAGAAGGTGGTGGCCATTCAGAGCGAGCAGATAGGACGTCTGGACTCCAGAGTCGAGAAGCTCGAAGAGAAGGTCGACAATCTTGAAATCATCATCGAACACAAGGATGTGGAGATTGAGCGCAGCAGCTGTATTATCCGGCAGGCGTACAAATGCCCCACACCCGCCGAGAACTGCCCTGTGTTGCAAAAAAAGAAAGAGCTGGAACATCAACTCCAAGAGCAGAGGCAAACCGATAATATCGAATAATTGAAATTAATAGAATAAGCAATGACTACTAGACCATTACCCAGAGGACTACGCAATTGCAATCCCTGCAATATACGCCTTTCAAGAACCAAGTATCAAGGAGAGATTCAGCCTTCGTGTGACAAGACCTTCAAGCAGTTTTGTTCCATCGATTGGGGCTACCGCGCCGCCTTCGTCGTGCTGGATCATTACAGCCGTAACGGCTATGACACCATCCGCAAGATTATCTCGCGCTGGGCTCCACCTTCGGAAAACAGTACCACCGCTTACATCAACACCATTTGCGATGCTACCTTCCATGGTCCTGACGAGAAGATTGACACCTCAGATCGTGACGTGATGGTGACGATGGTAGCCGCCATGAGTAAGGTCGAGAACGGCATTCCGGCCAATATTGATGATGTAGTTGCCGGCTGGGAGCTTTTCCAGACACACAGGCCATAAGGAGGAAGTGCCATGTCCAGACGCATTGCAGATCTTCTTATTAAGATTGGAGCCGACAGTTACGAGTTCCAGCAGAAAGCCGCTCAGGTAGAAAAAGGCCTCGGTGGTCTTGAGAAGAAACTCACCTCTGTGGGTAAGAGCCTCTCACTTAAGTTGACGGCTCCGCTGGCGGCTCTTGGGGCTCTCTCGCTCAGCAATGCCGACACGCAGGCCAAGGCCGAAGCCAAGGTCCAGCAGGCCATCAAATCCACCTCTGGAGCAGCCAAACTCTCCTTCAGTCAGCTCAAGGAGTATGCTTCCGAGTTGCAGAGCAAGACGCTCTTTGGTGATGAGACGATCCTCAATAATGCCACAGCGCAGCTTCTTACCTTTACCAACATTGCCGGCGAGAACTTCAAACGTACCCAAGCGGTGGCTTTGGACCTTGCAACGGTTCTAGACGGCGACCTGAAATCTGCCTCTCTCCAGCTGGGCAAGGCGCTTAATGATCCGGTAAAGAATCTATCGGCTCTCTCTCGTTCCGGTATTCAGTTCTCCGAGGAGCAGAAATCTGTCATCAATCATCTTGCAAAGACCAACCGTCTGGCCGAGGCCCAAGGGGTAATCCTCAAAGAGCTGGAACGGCAATATGGCGGTCAGGCTCAGGCAGCAGCCAAAGTGGGACTAGGAGCAGCCCAGCAACTTAAGAATGCGTGGGGAGATTTCTTGGAACAGATAGGCGCTGCACTGATGCCTATGGTGAATAAACTCGCACAAGCCCTCACTGGCGTAGTGAATGCTCTTCAGGCTATGTCGCCCACGATGCACACCGTTCTGGTGACAACGGCTACGTTGGCAGCTTCCATCGGTCCGGTCTCTCTTGCCATTGGCTCCATAATCAAGATGATGCCAATGCTCGCTGCCGGCGTAACAGCACTCATGTCGCCCATCGGAGCCGTAGCAGCTGCAGTACTCGCTCTTGGAGCAGCTTTCATCTATGCCAAGAAAAGAAAGGCCGAACTCTTCGAAGAGAAGGTAAGCGGCTACGAAAACCTCTCGATGCGCACTCTGGAGAACAACCTCCATGAGAACCGACGTCAGCAGGAGGTCAACCAGAATGAATCACCTTGGCAAGGGCAGTCACCATACTCGAAGCTGAACTATGCTCTTGACAAGCCCAAAAGGACACGACAGCTCAAAGAGGAAGAAGCCGCACTCTTGGAAGCCATCAACCGGCGTAAGAAAGCGCTGGAAGAGGCCAAGAAGATAGAGTCTGAGCAGCTTGCCGTGGAACAGCAGCTTACTGAGGCCATGGGTCTGAGCACTTTGTCTACAAACGAGTCTTCTTCAGCGGCAGAGAATCAAGGCGGGATAACCAATGAACTGACGGCAAAGATTGCGGAGTTGGAGAAGAAAAAACTTCTGCCGCAGACCTCGCTCGAACAGATTGCTCAGTATAACGACGAGATTAGTCGCCTGAAGGATGAACTCCAGCGGGTACAGAACATCACAAGCAAAGACCTCATTCCGCGAGAAGCTCTTCAGCCTCTCGCAACACTCACTGCTATCAAAGCTCCAGAGCTTACCATTGAGCCTCCCAAACTAGGGAGTGTCGTCTCCACCTACCAGAAGCAGATGCAGGAGGTATTCTCCACTGTGCGTGATGGTATGTTCGGATGGGCCGACTCAACAAGTGAGTACATGAAAGAGAACCTTGGTGATACCGTCGCCATTGTTCAGAACTACACCAAGGCCCTAACGGATAAAGGCTACTCTTTCTCGGCGGCGCTTGAGCATGTCTCCCAGACGGTCAAGGACACAATGGACCGTTTCGACCAGCAGGTGTCACAGTTCCTTGCGGACAGCATCACTGCTGCTGCCAAGTCTCTTGGACAGCTGATGGCCGGAGAGCTGGGCTTCGAGGGGCTGATGAAAAGTATCCTCACGCAGTTTGCGAGCTTCCTGAAGAACATCGGAGCGCAGCTCATTGAGTTCGGAGTGATGATGATTGCCTTTAAGACGGCGCTCAAATCGGTTCTTGCTAACCCTTGGGCGGCTATCGGTGTTGGTGCAGCAATGGTGGCTGCGGCTGCCATCATGACGGCTCTGATAAATAAGAAAGCGCAGGATAACGCTCCGGCCCTTGCCAGCGGAGGACTTGCTTACGGCAAGACTCTGGCCGTCATTGGAGATAACACCAATGCGAGCATCGATCCGGAGGTCATTGCACCTCTATCAAAACTGCAGAGCATGCTACCGGAGAGTGGTGGCGGAGCTCAGAGTATAAGTATCACTCTTGGTGGAGAGCTAAAAGCCAAAGGGCGCGACCTAGTCTACGCCCTCAATCAGGAGAGTTTCAAGACTTCAGTACTAGGAGGATAGAGGCATGGCAGGCATTCGCATAAAAAACCTTCAGGCAGCCTCTCCACTTATCGGGCAGAGTTTCGATGAGATGCTCTTTGTGGTTGACCTTGAATCTCCAGACACCACTCTCAAGATGAGCGGTGCCGAGCTCAAAGCCGCTGTCGGCATCGGGCGCCATACTCACGAGCTGGAAGATGTAGGTGGTCTTGTAGGAGAATTGGAGAAGAAGCTCAACTGCGCAGGCGGCACAGTGAGTGGAGACCTACGAGTTGATGCCACCATCAGCGCCAAGAATGTACGCATCGACGAGTACTTGGAAGTGCCGGAGCTCAAGTACAACAGAGTGACGGCCACCGGAAATGAGTTTTGGGCAACCGATGCCGTCGTAGTGGATGATGTGTGGAAAGATGATGACGGGGTGTTCCTCGTAACACTCAAGGCAGCCGAAGGAGAGAATAACATCTGCTTTGAATACAAGGATATCCTTCGAGGGATATATTTTACCGACACCGGTTTCCAGACAGCCTTCTTTGAGGTTACCGGAATCATTGACCGTACTCGCTTTGACTGCATAGCACTTAACGACATCGAGCCGCAACGATTCATGACTCTTGTACGGCAAGGGAACAAGACCAACCTGCAACGCCAAGGCTCGGTCTATATTGACGGCCTGCACAAGTACCTACGCGTTCTCGATGGGGTCCATGACAAGGATATCAGCCAGCAGAACATCAAGGTACAATTGGGCGACCTTTCCGGCATCAATCACCCGACCTTTGGCCAGCTTTCCGGCTTCGGTGCGCTTCTTGAGAATGCCTATATAAGTGGCCGTCTGGTTCAACATAACCCCGACACCGGCGAAGAGTGGACAGTTGGAGCCGTCGCCGTTCAGGGCGAGCAGGTATTTCGTTACGACTCAGACGGGAATCCGGATAAGCAGAGCATAACCCTTTCGGCACAGGAATATGGAATAACATCTTCTTCTGAAGACCGGCAATGGCAATGCAAGAACGGAGAGGAGTGGGTATCTATTCCCGACAGTAACACTATCTCATTAATCGTTCGTCACGATGATGCTCTATGGGCTGGACGACTAACTCTCACCCTGCGATACATCGTGCAGGGCGTTTACTTCGATATCATTACCCTTTCGAAGCTCTACTGCGGCGAGGATGCCATCACCATTCAAGTGCTCTCCTCTGACGGAAATAACTTCATCAACGGCGAGATAGAAACCACACTTGAAGCACACGTCTTTCGCGGCTCGCGAGAAATAACTCAGAGCATCGCACCTGCACTCTTTAGCTGGTTACGCTTCTCGGATAGCACCGACAGTGATAACTCGTGGAACCTGCTGCACCAAGGTGTGGGAAGCAACATAACAATAGGTAATGCGGATGTCTTTCGCAAAGCCGTCTTCGAATGTCAAGTAACAATTAATCCTATTCTATAATATGCCATCAGCAATAGCACGCGGACAAATTACGATCGTCGACCTGAACGACGGCAAGTCCATCAACCTCTTTCTGAGTGCCAATAAACCTGCCACTCAGATCTTCAACAAGGAGAACAGCTCCTATACCCCTAATTACCCGACATCGCCCTATCTGGTCATCACGCCTGAGGTGTATGTCTCCGGTTCTGCGACCAATCAGGTGGCACAGCTTCTGGGTACACCCACGTGGAAGATCAACGGCTCCACATCTCTGTCTTCATTCGGAGCAACAGCGGCAACAACCTCTCCCTATGCCCTGACCATCAAGCAGAACCTAACGTCCGTCACCCAGCTCTCGATAGAATGTACGGTCGTCTATGTCGATCCGGAAACTTCGGCACAGACAACAGCCAAGGCGCTTTTCACAGTGACTAAAGTTGAGAACACCGGTCAGCAGATACGCGCCGTCTGCTATGCACCTAACGGATCAGTCTTCAAGAACGGCATAACCGGAAACCTCACCGCTCACTGTGACCTCTGGCGAGGCTCGACCATTGACAATACGAACGTGACTTACACATGGTACCGTCTGGTCAGTGGCTCATGGACAAAACTCATCGCCTCCAACACCTACGGCATCACCGGATGCACAACCAACGAGATAACGATTCCTTCGTCAGCGGTCCTAAACATCGACAGCTTCAAGTGTGTAGTGAAAGACACCGACACTGCGTCTGGCACCTACCAAAGTGAGGTCTATGACCTGATAACCTTTGCCGACATGACCGATCCTTATACGGTGGAGATTCAGGCGCCGGCAGGAACCACGCTCACTGCCGGAATAACATCAACAACCCTTACGGTCAATGTCTGGCAGAACGGAGCCGCACTTGCGGATGCCTTCTTTACCGATGCAACGATCACTTGGCGTAAGTTCAATAAACTCGGTGTTCAGGATACCTCGTGGGGCACATCGGGAGTTAAGACAGGCCGGTCAATAACAGTGACAAGAAGTGAAATATCAGTGGCTGCGACATTCACTGTCGAAATTAGCAAGTAAGATT